AATTGGATGACAGATTTTATTGAGTCTATAAACATGAAAGTGTTTATGGGTCCTTATGTAAAGTATTGTAGTATGCCTGGTAATAGAGGTATTACAGCAGTTGCTATTATAGAAACCTCACACATTGCTATGCATATTTGGGATGAACCTAAACCTGCATTATTACAAATGGATGTTTACTCTTGTGGTGAATTTGATCATACAGATATCTGTAAAAAATTAATGAATGATTTTAATATTCACAAGATAGAATATAAATATCTTAATAGAGAAACAGGACTTGTTGATATTTAAGGAGTGTATAAATACTCAACACATGTATCTTTTACATCTTGAATAGTTTCAACAATTGGATATCCTCTTGCGTTAAGAGATGTGTTAAGAAGTAAAGGAACTTTTGTTTCTTTATAAAATTCTTTTATTAAATCATAATATTTAATATTTTGTTTTCTTTTTAAAGTTTGAAATCGACACGTAAAATCTGCATGCACACAAGCAGGAACCTCATTAATTGCTTTTTGTTTTGCATCTATGGCAAAAGACATATAAGGTGATTCATCTAATCCATGCATATCTAAATATTCATCTTTATACTCATATAATATTGTAGCAGCAGTAGGTCTCCACCATTGTCTTCCTTTTAATTTATTTACAATTAACTGTGCATTAGGATTTCTTGGATCAAATAACATAGATCTATTACCTAAAGCTCTTGCACCCCATTCAGAATCTCCTTGAAATATTCCTAAAATTTTTTGATCTAAAATAATTTTAACAGCTTCTTTTTTATTTTTTATAATTTTCATAATATAAAGCAACACCTATAGCTGTGCCTCCATCATAAGGAACAGGGTCAACAAAAAAATTTAAGTTAGGAAATTTCTTAACTAACTTAAAATTATTAGAACAGTTTAAATGATAGCCACCAGAAAGAATAATATTTTTACAGGAACTATATTTCATAGCTTTCTTAACTAACTCTATACATTCATTTAAAGTTTTTTCTTGTGCTTGTTTTGCTATTGTCGTACCCGGATATGCAGCACTACCCATTAATTGTCCTTCTTCTGTAGGCTTAAAACCAGCTCTTTCTGTTTGTAATAAATATTCATATCCCCCTATACTTTCTGTGGTTAATACACAATCGGCTCCTTCATGCTTAAAATATTTAATTTTTTTATCTGGTTCATTATCTTCTATCCAATTTTGTCTTCTGTTAGAGAATAACCTGTAAAACGGAAACACTTCTTTTTGATCTATGTAATAAATAGAATCTATCGCTTGATAAGATTGTTTTATTTGTTCGCCTCCACCATCTCTCACTATTACTATAGCTTTCTTAAATTTACTAAAGTAATAACCACAAACAGCATGATAGATGTGATGATTAAACCAATTAAAATAATGATGTTTGTGTTTAATTTGTTTTAATAAACCATAATTAATCGCATCATCTGACACGTCGTAATATCTTCCATAAGAACTTATGGCTACGCAATCAAATTTTATGTTTTTAAATTTTTTTAAAGTTAGATATTTGTAGTCTTTATCATAATTAGCAAATGTTTTTATTTTATTTAATCTATCTTCTTCATAATACTTTTTAACTTTTCCTTGCTGAATTATAGCAAATGAACAATTATGAGAAGTATTTACACCTAAAATTTTCATTGAGGTTCTTTATCATTACAGATATAACCTATAACTCTTTTTCCATCATATAAATGATAAGATTTTCTACTAAAGAAAGTAGTTTTTCTTTCTTCCATCCTTACATTTTGTTGATACCAAGTGTAACAAGATGAATCAAAAATCTCTATATCTTTAAGATCTGTTTTACCGCCAGGTAAAAGTATTATTAAACTAATAATTAATGATTTCATATCCAGTCTTGGACTGTATCACCCATTACTGTAGATGCAATATTAATTTTTTTACGTAAAGCTTTTATAATTTTTTCATCAACAGTTTTTTCTGCAATCAAATCCACATAAGTTACAGGTTTGTGTTGACCTATTCTGTGTGCTCTATCTTCTGATTGTAATCTTTTCTCTAAATCATAACTGTTAGAATAGTAAATAACATTACTAGCTGCTGTAAGTGTAATACCATATCCACCAGTTTGTGTATTACCAATAAAATATTTTACTTTTGATTTAGGATCTTGAAATTCTTTAATAGCTGTCTGTCTATCTTCTGATGATACTTTACCATAGTATTGTACCACACAACCTTCACCATATTCTTTTTCTAACTCTTTTGTTATTTGTTCTATATCATGAACATAATTAGCCCAAATAATAACTTTACCTTCCATTTCATCAATAACATCTAACAATTCATCAATACGATTGTGTTTAAAATTTGTAATTTCACCATCATCAGATTTTAAATGTCCACAAGTAATTTGATGTAATCTCATTAGTTGTGTTAATACATGAGGAGCTGTAGCCATTTTACCTTTTAGTTTAGCAAGGGCCGCGGATTTCATAGTGGCATAGGCTGCTTTTTGTTCAGGTGTAAGCTCAACAATTCTATTAATAAATATTTTTTTAGGTAGATCCAAACAATCTGCTTTTTGTACTCTATAAGAAAAATATTTTAATGTTTGTTCTAATTCATCTAGTCTTTGATAACTACCTACAATTTGCACTCTTCTACCACCAAAGTTTCTTTCTATCATATGTGCATATCTATTTCTAAAAGCATAGTAAGAAGTAAAATCTAAAAGACCTTCGTTTAAAAATGTACATTGACTATACAAATCTAAAGGTGATTTAGTTACAGGAGAACCAGTAAGAATACGTCTGTATTCTGCATGTTTACCAAGTAATAATATATTTTTAGTTCTTTTAGCTGTAGGATTTTTAATAGTTGTAGATTCATCTACAGCCATAAGTGTTTTATGGGTTCTTAAAAATTTATATGCAAACTCAACACCTTTTTTTGTACTCAAAGCTTCAACATTCATAATTAGGATGTGAAGGTCATAGTCAGGTTTAAATAATTGTTGATACTCTTTATCCTTTGTTTTTGATGTTAAAGCAGTCCATAGTACCATTTTGGGTTTTATGTGGTCAACTAAATGATTTGGTATTTCTTGTGACAACCAGTTTGTGTAAACTCCTTTTGGTGCTATAATCAATGCCCCATTTATTTTACCTTTATCATAAAGCATAGCCATATTATCAACTAACACTTTTGATTTACCTGTACCCATCTCCATAAAATAGCCATATTCTTTTTTGTTCCATGACTTTTCTAATGCAGTCAACTGATGCTTGTAAGGCTTCGTCTTAAATTTATAATCCATAATTTTTTATTCTTTCTACTTGACATCTATATAATAATCTTTATATCTTGTGTCAAGAGAATAATAGAATGAAGAATAAAATTTTTGAATTATACAAACCAAATTCTTTAGCAGAGTTTTTAGACTTTAGTAAGAACAATCCTAACGAAAAATTTGTTTATGTATTACAGCATCCACCTGCAAATATAAATATTTTAGGTGCGTCTGACTTTGGCTATCTTGTAATCTGTTTGCCTAACTATGGCCCTGATTCACAAATAATATTTAGTTCAAGTCCATTTGTTTTTAAGATGCAAAAAAATTTAAGAGATTTTAGAGAACAAGATTATGTATTGTTAACTGGAGATCCTGCTATTATTGGTATCTCTTGCGCAATCGTTTGCGATAAAACAAACGGAAAGTTTAACCTCTTGAAATGGGATCGGAGAGAGGCTAAATATTACCCAATTAATTTCGATCTCTATCAGAAAGGATAACATGAGCGACGTAAAAAACATGATGTTAGAAGACACAAAAGATATGTTAGATAACATTGAGATAACAGACATTGCACAGCAATGTATAAAGTTAAAAGAGAAAGAAGATGAGATAGCAGAATTAGAAGATAAGCTGAAAGCGAAAAAAGCAGAAGCAGATGATATTAGTTCTAGAGTTATACCAGAGCTTCTACAAGAACAGGGGTTACAAGAAATTAAACTAGCAGATGGTAGTAAAGTTTCTGTAAAAAAAGAATTTAGGGCTACTCTTCCAAAAGATGATTTAAGAAGAGAGAGTGCCTATCAATGGCTTCGAGATCAGGGGTTAGGTGATATTATTAAAAACAATGTCACTGTAAGTTTTGGTCGTGGAGAAGATAACAAGGCTCAACAATTGTTGGACCTTGCAGTTGCTAATGGGTTTCAACCACAGCAGAAATCTGATGTGGCGTGGAATACATTAACAGCTCTATATGAGGAGCGTGTCAAGGCCGGCCTTGACATGCCTTCTGATGTTTTTAGTCTATGGATTAAAGACAAAACAAAAATCAGCCGGAAAAAATAAATGGAGGATGTATAATGGCTAATGAAATAAAAGCTAAAAACACAGGATCAGTTTCGTTATTCGGAGATGATCTACAAAAAGGTTTTGAAAACATGACGCAAGAAGATATGGCGTTACCGTTTATCAGAATCTTGGGACAACTATCACCACAGGTAACTGATGGAGATAGTAAGTATATAGATGGTGCTAAACCAGGTATGATCTATAATACGGTTACCAACGATTTATTCGATGGTAAAAGTGGTATCAAGGTTATTCCTTGTTATTACAAAAAAGACTATCCGGAATGGTCTGACAGAGGAGATGGTCCAGGTGCGCCTGTAGCAACTCACTCACCAGGAAGTCCGGTAATCCAAACAGGTAAAAGAGACGGCTCTAAAATTAGATTACCAAATGGTAACTATTTAGAAGAGACTGCTTATTACTATGTAATGGTAGAAAATAAACAAGGTGGATATAGTCCAGCTTTAATTACTATGAAATCAACACAGTTGAGTGTCAGTAAGAAATGGAATTCAATGATGAAGTCTGTTCAAATTGACGATGGTAAAGGCGGATTTGCTGTACCACCTATGCATGGGGTTGTTTACAATCTTCAATCAAATCTACAAAAGAACGACAAAGGTTCTTGGTATGGTTGGGTTGTAACGATGGACAGAATCATGGGACAGAAAGATAAGACTTTGTATTTAAATGCAAAAGACTTTTCTGGTAACGTCTCAAAAGGTAACGTGCAAACAAAAGCAGATGTGGAAGAGAAATCAACTGGAGCGGCAACACCGTTTTAGTTGTAGTGAGGGGGATTAATAGTCCCCCTTTACAAAATAAATAGAAATGATAATGAAGAGCGAAAAATTTAAAAATATATTTGAAGGATTAAAAATTGCATATGGACAATATCAAAAAGGCGATGTCGCAGCCAATGGTGACAAACAAAAAGGTAAAGCATTCATTGTTCGACAGACTGTTAGCGATGATTTGTGGGAGAAGCATTTACAGGGAGAAGGTCCGGCTCTTGGAATTATCCCTATTACAGAGAATAATACGTGTAGGTGGGGTTGTATTGATATCGACGAATATAATTTTAATCACAGCAAGCTCATTCAAAGCATACGAAATCTTAATCTCCCCTTAATCGTTTGCCGTTCTAAATCAGGTGGTGCACATGTATTTTTATTTACAAAAGAATTTATATCTGCATCTCTTATGCAGAGCACACTTAAAAAGTTTGCAAAAGCTTTAGGTTATGAAGGATCAGAAATTTTTCCTAAACAAACAGAAATACTTGTAGAACGTGGGGATACAGGTAACTTTTTAAATTTACCCTACTATAATGAAACGAAAGGATTAAGATATGCTATCGACGATACTGGCTCCAGTTGTACACTTGAGGAATTTTATAAGCTCTATGATGTTTACTCTTGTAGCGAAGAACAAATTAAAGAAATTAAAATTAAAGAACAAAAAATAGAAGAAGCATTTACACACGGACCTCCTTGTCTTAACAAGTTAGCATCAATTGGTTTTGGTGAAGGGGGAAGAAACAATGCTTTATTTAGTATTGGTGTATTTTATAAAAAGGCTGACCCTGATAATTGGGAAAATTTAGTCGAAGAGTCTAACATAAAATATATGAACCCACCTCTTAAATCATCAGAGGTACAAACAGTTATCAAACAAATAAATAAAAAAGGTTATGATAAATATAAATGTAAAGACGCACCTATCAATGCGGTCTGTCAATCAGGTTTATGTAGAACTAAAAGATTTGGTGTAGGTTTTGGTGAAGAGGAGATGCCACAACTAGGCAATCTTACTAAATACAAATCAAGTCCACCACAATGGTTTTTAGATGTAGATGGAACGCGGATCGAATTAAAATCAGAACAGTTATATAGTCCACCATTATTTGCTTTGGCATGTTTGGATCAAGCTAATTTAGTTGTGCCTGTACCAAAAGCAAAAGATTGGAAACAACATTTTTTAAAACCCATGATGAATAATTTACAAGAAGTAGAACCATTAGAATCTTTAGATCCAATTAATCAACTTACAGGATTACTACAAGACTGGACTACAAACAGACAGTCGGCAAGAACAATGGATGATGTGTTTAACAAACTACCTTTTACAGATGAGAACAAAGAATTTACATATTTTAGAATGGATGACTTTTATGCATTTCTTAAAAAGAATAATTGGGAAATGGATAAAATTAAAACAGGTAATTTATTAAAAAGGTTAGAAGATTTATTTGTATCAGAAGAAAGAGTTAGAATTAAAAAACAACAACCAAGACTAATAAAAATAAAAACTATGAAACAAACAGAAGCTTCTGTTTCTAAAGTTGAATACCACAAGGAGGTTTACTAATGTTAGCTAGAGCGGACCTATTAACAGTGACAATGTTTACAGCGTTCTGGATCTACTTACATTTAATTACATGAACAAAATAGGAATCAATTGGAAGTTAAGATACGAGTTAGAAAGAGAAAGAAACGAATTGTTAGAAACAAGAATAGATATATTAATCAGGAGGTTGCGTAAATATGAAGACTATAATACTAGGCCCGCCAGGGACAGGAAAGACAACAACGTTGTTAAATTTAGTAGATCAGTTCATACAGCAAGGGATAAGACCTAAACAAATCGGATACTTTTCTTTTACAAGAAAGGCAGCAAGAGAGGCAGCAACAAGAGCTGCTGAAAAGTTTGGTCTAGATGCAGAAAAAGATTTAGAAAATTTTAGAACGTTACATTCTTATGCTTTTAGTCGTTTAGCTATGACAAAAGAAAAAATGATGACGGCAGAAAATTACAGAGAGTTTGGTAAGTTAGTAGGTCTACCTATCAAAACAGGTAAATATTCAGAAGATGATGGCACATTTAATTCTGACAATGAATACTTAACCATTATGAATACGGCTAGAGTTAAACGTATGGACTTATTAGAATACTATGACTCTAGACAAAACATTTTAGATATAGAAAGAGATACACTTTACTTATTATCAGAAGAACTAAAACGATATAAAAAAGAAAAAGGACTTAAAGATTTTACAGATTTACTAGAAGACTTTATTGCACAAGAAACTAAACAAAGTTTTGAAGCGTTGTTTATAGATGAAGCACAAGATTTATCATTAATACAATGGGACATGGTTAGATCATTATGGGCCAACGCAAAGAAAACTTATATAGCAGGTGATGATGATCAGGCTATATTTAAATGGGCTGGAGCTGATGTAGATCACTTCATAGCTTTAAAAGAGGAAGTTAATGATATCAAAGTATTAGACCAATCATATAGAATACCTGGTGGACCTATACATGAACTATCACAAAAAATTATAAACAAAGTACAAAATAGATTTGATAAAAATTATAAACCAAGATTAGAACAAGGCATATTGCGTAGATATTCTGATGTAACACAAGTTGATATGTCAAAAGGTAACTGGTTAGTTTTATCATCAGCAAATCATTTTCTTGATGATGTAAAAGAATTATGTGAATTACGTGGTTGGTATTACCAACACAGAGGATTTAATTCTGTGCCCTTAAAATTATTATTAGCTCTAAATAACTGGGAGCACTGGCGTAAAGGTAGTCAATTAAATAATGTAGAAATAAAAAACATATATCAATATTTAGGAGCAAGTGTATTACCTGGTTTTAGATCAGGTAAAACTTTACACTCTGATACAAAATATCTTATGAGAGATTGTAGAGCTGAACACGGTTTAGTTACAGACTCTGTTTGGTATGAGGCCTTTGATGGTTTAGATACTGTCACAGAAAACTACATTCGTAACATGCGGGCGAATGGAGAAGAAATAAATAAAAATCCGCGTATCATTATGTCAACAATACACGGAGCAAAAGGAGGAGAAGCCGATAAGGTTTTGCTTATGCAAGATCTAACCAATGCAGCACTAGAAACTTTTAGTCATGACCCTGATGAATTACATAGGTTATTCTATACTGGAGCGACGAGAGCGAAGCGTGAATTGCATGTGTTAGATCCAAAGAACTTTGATCGAGCTTATATATTATGAAAATACCTATAACAGAAACTATTAAAGAACATGCCGATTTAATCTTATCAGTAAAAAACTTTGGTAACAGAAAAGCCGGCTTTAATGGCAGTAAAACAATGCAAAGAACTGGAATAATAGGAGAGCTAATAATCTATAAAGTTTTAGATTTACCTTTCCCTACTTATGAAAGTTTTACTTTTACCGATATAGAAATTAATAATAAAAAAATTGATATTAAAACTATGGGAAGAAATTATTTTATGCGTTCAGGTTGGGTGCATAATCTAGTTAAATTTCAAGTACCTCACCTTGTAGATTATATTGTCTTTAATAATTATAACAAAGCTCAAGAAACAATGGAGATTGATGGGTGGTTAGATAAAAAAACTATTCTTGATAACATGGATAAATGGAGTCAAGCTAAAGGAAATATAAGAGAAAGAGATGATGGAACTTTTTTACAAATGGGAACTAATAATATTGAGGTACCCACAGAAGTGTTGAATAAAATTAACACTGTAGAAGATTTAAAAAAGATAGGAGAAAAAAATGAAAAATAAAAATCAAATAGTAATTTCAGATTTTAAATTGCTCACGATAGTTTGTTTATATTATTTTTACAAATTAAATTGGATGATTTTAAATTTATGAAGTGTTGGCACTGCGAAACAGAACTAATATGGGGAGCTGATCATAACATCGAAGATGATGATACTTATGATACGGTAACTAATTTACATTGTCCTAAATGTTATTGTGTG